AAATATGGCTGAACAAGTTTCTATTAAAATTCGTAAGAGGAAGAAGCATATGTTTCACAAGGAACGTAATTGTAGGGTAAAATATGAATGAAGAGGAAACAGTAAAGCGGGAAAAGGAAATTGATCGAGGGAACAAGGCTAAGGCTATTCTCGACAGTGAAATATTCCAGGAATCCTTTACAGCAGTACGGGCCGATTATATGGAATCGTGGGAGAAGTCAACACTTGATGACTCCGATAAACGCGAGAAAATATGGATGATGGTGGCCCACTTAGATGATGTGAAATCACACATTGTCAGTGTTCTACAAACAGGGTTAATGTCTCAACAGCAGTTGGCTGATATACCCTCAATCAAACCTAGTTTTGAAGAGGACTCTGGAAGATTACGAACATTTTTAGGAGGATAAATGAAAAACAAAAAGAAGCCACGGAAACCAAAACCGGGCTATTAACGAAGCAGTATTTAACAAAGGAAATTAGATTATGAGTATGTCACCTTTCTATAGGAAGATGCGTGTGAAAGAAACGGCACACGTTGAGAAACTGGCCACGATGACTATCACAACAGATACGACTCTACAGCCAGAGGATTCCGGTAAGGTTATCTTCATGGGAAAGAATGGGGTAGATATTACCCTACCTGATCCTCCGTTTGACGGATTCAATGTAAAAATAATCCTGAACGAAGATAATGCAACCAATGCTTGTACTGTTACTTGTAACGGAACAGGGGAATTTTTTGCAGGGGCTATCGGTTCAGCAACACATGACGATGGTGTTGATTCTGCCATTTTTAATGGTAGTTCCAACGATGTGTGTACTTTTCACGCAACACTAGCAGAAGCTGGCGATTGGATTGAAATTGTATCTAATGGCTCACTTTGGTTTATTTGTGGACAAGCAGCAGTGGTAGGCGGTATTGTTGCTTCAGATTCCTAGACGGTACTCTCCATTAACTCCCTTGCACTGTATGGGGCAATCCATACGGTCTTGGGGGTATGTAGAGCAACACCGTGTCTGAACTACAAATCAGTTCAGACGAGTATTTTTTGTTTGGTTTAAGAAGTTAACTAATTTTATGAACCTCTTTTTTATAACCTAAGCGGCAAAAAAGAGTGTGTCAAGTGAAAACTGCGGTCTGATGGAATTTAATTCCCTGAAGACGTAAAAGGAGAAAAGATGGAAGACACCAACCCTACGGGAGTGCCAGTAAGTACAGCAGCAGAAGGTTCAACTACAGCAGATGCGGCAACACATTTAGTACAGTCAGGTATACTTGACCAAATGCTAGAAGATGAGGGTGAAGTTAGCCCATCCGGGCCTGTTGAAGAGGAAGAAGTTGAAGGAGAAGTTGAAGAAACTGAGGAGGAAACGGAAGAAGACCCACAGGAAACTGAGGACTCTGACGAAGAATCCGAATTAGAGGATGAAGATAACGAGGAAGTTGAGGAACCGGTATACACCGTCAAATCTGGCGGGAAAGCGATAACGGTAACCCTGGACGAACTTACAAGTGGCTATCAACGCCAAAGTGACTACACGCAGAAGACGCAGGAACTATCGCAAACTCGTAAAGAGTTTGAAATTGAGCAACAGGCTGTAGCTGGTGAAAGACAACAATATCAGCAAGCTTTAGGTCAATTTAACCAAATGTTAGCGGAACAAAACGCGCAGTTTGAACAGATTGATTGGAATGAGTTGGCAGAGATAGACCCAACCCAGTTTCTAATCAAGAAAGAAGAACAGCGTGAATTGCGAAGCAAACAGGCTAATGCACAACAGGAGAACCACCGGATTCAACAGTTGCAAGCGAATGAACAAAATCGCCAGCACCAGGACATGATTTCGGTAGAGTGGGGAAAATTAGAAGAGAAATTCCCTGATTGGAAGGTACCAGAAAAGCGTGAAAAACTCTCACAAAACTGGGAGAATTACGCTAGTACTCAAGGGTACTCTGGAGATGAGGTAAAAGGCATCACCGACCATCGCGCACTCACTATTCTGAATAAAGCCATGCTTTATGACAAAATTCAGAAGGCTTCTGTTAAAAAAGGCAAGGTTGTAAAAGTTCCTAGAACTGCGAAACCAGGGGTTACTGGGCCAGTCGGTAAGAAGGCTTCCGGTAGACTCAAAACTAAAATGCAGAATCTGAAAAGTTCTGGAAGTGTACATGATGCTGCTTCTGTCTTTTTTGATATGGATCTATAAGGAAATAAAAAAATGGCTATTTTAACAAACACAGCAGAATATTTAAATAATGTATCCACTGAAACCGGAGACGTTAAGGGTGGGCGTGAGGACTTGTCCAATGCGATCTACGATATTTCACCTACTGAAACACCTTTCATTTCAAACATTGGCCGCACTAAAGCGACTGGCGTTAGACATGAATGGCAGACAGATTCACTAGCCACCGCAGCCGTTAATGCTGTGGATCAAGGTCGTGACTATGTTGGTTCGGTAACTACTTTCCCAATTGCGGCTGTTGCAGCAACTTCACGAATTGGTAATGTAACCCAGATTTCAGCCAAAACCCTCATCATTGCCGGTACGACTGAAGCAATCTTGAAGGCTGGTCGTAAATCTGAGTTGGCTTACCAAGTAGCTAAGAAGGGTAAAGAGCTAAAACGTGATGTTGAATTTAACTTGGCGGCTGTTTCTACCGGTGAGTTGGTTGCAGTTTCTGGTACGGGTGCTAAGACACGCGGAATGGAAAAATGGATGAGCAGCAACATTGACCATAATGGTTCTGGTGCTACGACTACTACTCCAACCACGGCTATTACCGATGGTACGCAGCGTAATTTGACTGAGGACTTGGTTCGTGGTCAGATCCAGGCTATCTGGACTTCAGGTGGCGATCCTGATTGTATACTTGTAGGACCGGTAAACAAGCAGAATATTTCTTCACAATTTGCAGGTATCGCAACTCTTTACCGCGATGCTAACTCAGGTCCAGCAACGGTTGTTGGTGCATCTGATATGTACATTCACGATTTTGGTGAGTTGAAAGTTGTTCCTTCCCGATTCAGTCGAGACAGGACTCTCTCAATTCTTCAAAAAGATATGTGGGCAGTTGCCTATCTACGACCATTCAAGATTGAAAAACTCGCTAAAACCGGTGATGCTGAGAAGCGTATGCTGGTTGTTGAGTATGCACTTGAGTGCCGGAACGAAGCTGCTTCTGGTAAGGTTGCAGATCTTACAACTTCTCTAATTTAACTAGTATTGGATTGGGGGCGAATAGCCCCCTATCTTTTCTATTAGGAGGTTTTATGTGTAGCAAATTTGTCGTGTATAGTTGTATATCATTTTGGGTTGTAGCAGTTATCCATCACTTTATCTAGGGTTTATCATGGCAGAAAAGAAAGTACCATTTTCAGCAGACTGGGGTGCAAACCTTGTAAGAACTGAAGCATGGACAGACGATAATAAGATTTTGGTAGAATCAACGCAGGATTGTTCTGCAATTGCCAAGTTAAACAAACACCAAAGCAATGAACTAAATATCAAATTCAACAGCAAGTATGATCGTACAGGACGCTGGCATCAAGTAGCACGTATCCCGAATATTGTTGTGGATCAATTGATGAGGGAGAAGGCACCTTCAGGTATGAAGAAGTGGAACGATAAAAAATACATGAAGAAATGGCTTAACGATCCAAATAATAAAGCTTGGAGATGCGGTGGAGGTTGGGTATGAGTTTAGGCAGCTATAGTGACTTAAAGACAGCGGTAGCCAATTGGGTTGATCGTGAGGATTTAACGTCTAGGGTGCCTGACTTTATTGCTCTTGCCGAATCGCGGATTAACAAGAATTTGCGGATACGGCAGATGGAACGCCGTTCACAGATGTCAACAATTGCTAACACGGAATACTACGGACTACCGCCAGGTTGGTTGCGAGGTAGACATGTTAAACTTGTAAAAGCCTATGGACAGGCTGACACGGATTTAGAGTATTTAACTCCCGAAAGTTTCGATATTGTCGGCATGAGACGTTATGGTGGTGGTGCTGGAATACCTAAGTATTACACAATTATTGGCAACGAATTTAGGTTACTACCTAAACCATCAGCCGTATATACGGTTGAAACAATCTATTATAAGAAGCTGGATGCATTAAGTGATACACAAACTAGTAATGAAGTATTGGCCGATTTTCCTGATATTTATTTGTATGCAGCGATTTTAGAAGCTGCTGTTTTCTTAAAGGATGCAGCCGCAGCTAAGGACTATGGCCAGTTATTTGGTAACTCAATTACTACAGCACAATCCTCTGACTTAGAAGATAGATACTCTGGTGGTTCATTACACGTTGTCGGGGAGCAGATAGGCGTATGACGGATACCACATGGACTAATATTAGCGCGGTTGTGCCGTGGTCTTCATTGTCAGGCACCTGGGCCGCACAGACAGAAACATGGAATGAATTTAACACGGATTGGAGTATTGGCCAAGGATTAGCTTGGGAGAAACTTTACGAAACATGGGGAACTATTGATGTAACTTGGGGAGTACTATAATGTCATTAGAAACAGGAACAAATGTATCAGATCTAAATTCTTCTAACCCGACAACTGGTGATAATGCTAGTGAGGGTGATGACCATCTACGTCTGGTCAAGGTAGTACTGAAGACAGAGTTTCCTAATTTTGTATCTTCTACATCTGGTGTTGTAGCTACACAGGCAGAACTTAGTGTCCTGGGCAGCGTCACAGGTGGAGTTGTTTCGGCATCTAAGTCTGTTGTCGTAGACTCAAGTAAGAAGGTAGATGAGTGGAATGTAGATAACATCACAATGAATCTAAATACAATTTCCACTACGGATACTAACGGCGATTTGATCGTTTCTCCGAATGGCGATGGTGACGTAGATTTTAACGCTTGCTCAATTATGATTGATACAGGCGAAGGTATTTTGGATGCTGGTGGTGATGAATATATCGTCTTTACGGAAGGTTCTTCACCTGTCAATCATCTAGGAATTGAGTCTGCTAATACTGGTGTAAACATCAAACTCCAAGCATTGGGTGAAGCCGATTCAGGCATCATCTTTGAGAATGACCAGTCAGAAGAATTGATGGTTATGGAGTGTGTTGCTACAGCAGTAAACGAATTTACGACTACAAACTCAGTCGCTGGTGCAGGTCCGTCCTTATCAGCAACAGGTGGTGACACCAATGTTGACATCAACCTTGTCCCAAAAGGGTCTGGTAAAGTTAACGTCCAGGGTGCATTTATGACGAGTGAAACAACTGCTCGTACAGGTGCAGGAGCAGTAGATATTACTGGGGCAATTCACGAAATTACTACAGATTCAGCAGATGCTTTGTCATTGGCTGACGGTGTTGAAGGGCAGCACTTATTTGTTGTGTGTGTAGATCAGTCAAGCGGGGACGCAACCTTAACCCCATCTAACTTTGCGCAAGGAACCAATATAACTTTTGGGGATGATGGCGATGCTTGCCACCTACTCTTTACCGCCGGGGAATGGTATATAGTGGGTAACCAAGGATGCGCTTTAGCATAATATAACAGGAGAACAAGATGCCATTAAGTACTATTTCACCAGTTACAACGGGGACAGCCACCTCCGCAACACTAGACCAAGCTTTAACGGCTGTGTTGACTTTATCTACTAGGGGCTATCAAAGTTTATGGGCCTCAGTAGCTATCTCAGTACAGGCAACCGATCAATTCACAATTGGTGTGAAGGCTAGACAGGACCAAGCTGCTTATGTGGTAACGCATTCAGCGGCTAGTGATTTTACAACTCCATATTTACCGCTTATTTATGCGAGTGAGTCTTTTGCAGATATAGCTGCTGGCGCAACGGCGTGGTTGCTTATGGATGTTCGCGGCATTGAGGTGGTGCAGTTTAGCACGGCTTTTGCGGTGGATAATGGGACTTACTTGATTGATTATTGCTTACAATAAGGGGTAGATCATGGCATTAGAAAGCGTAACACACCTAGATGACTTAGAAGTTGCCAACCCCCTTGGTACCGACCCTCGTTCTGAAGGTGATAATCATATAAGGAATGTCAAAAAAGCCTTAAAGACTGACTTCCCTAATATTAATGGTGTTGTTTCGGCAACGCCAGCAGAACTGAATTTAACGACTGACATTACTGCGGGTACGGTTCTGGCATCCAAATTTGTATTGGTTGACGCTAGTAAGAAGGTCAACGAATGGCTAGTGGACAACCTGACGATTGACGGGAATAGCATTACAGCCGGTACTGGTGTAGTGAATATTGTCCCGGCATCAGGATCTGCAATTGTCTTAGATGGGACAGTTAATGTTGATGCTGGTGTCATTACAGGTGCTACATCAATTACCTCAACAGCATTTGTTGGTACACTTTCTACTGCTGCACAGACGAACATTACAAGTGTTGGGACACTCACGACACTCAGTGTTGACAATATTACTGTTAATGCTAATGCAATTACATCCACAGATACCAATGGTGATATTACTATTACCCCACACGGTACTGGCGATGTGATTTTAGACGGTGTTAAATGGCCGCAAGCAGACGGATCAGCAAACTACTTTTTACGTACTAATGGATCTGCACAGGCAAGTTGGCAAGCCGCTGTACCAACATCCGTAGCTGGTGTTTTAGACTATCAGTTTGAGACTGCTACGGCTGACTCAGATCAAGGGGCTGGTAAATTATGGCTTAATAATACAACGGTTGCATCTGCTACGGTTTTGTATATTGATGATGACGATGACAATGGCACTGATGTGAGTGCGTGGGTAGCAACATGGGATGACAGTACATCGACAATTAAAGGATATATATCCTTCAAATCACTAGCAACTCCATCTGACGACTATGCTATTTTTGAAATCACTGGGTCAACTGTAGATGGTACAGCATATAATAAGTTGTCGGTGACACATAAGGCTTCTGCGGGTACGTTTACTGACGCAGAGGAGTTGGTTGTAGATTTTTGTAGGTATGGTGATTCGACACCTGGAGATAATTCGGTTACACTCGCAAAGCTTGGGCCTGGGACAGACGGCAATGTTATTAGTTATGATGCGTCTGGGAATCCAGTGGCGGTTGCTACTGGGAATGACGGACAAGTATTGACTTCTGCTGGTGCTGGTTCACCTCCTGCATTTGAGGCAGCCAATACTACTAAAGGTGTTCATACAATTTATATTCCAGCAGGAGCTATGAAGCCAACCACTTCAAATGGATGTGCAGCCATAACTAGTGTGGAAACCACTGCTGGCAGACCAGACATGAATGTTCTTGATTTCGATAAAGATGCTGATGAAGCTGCACAGTTTAACGTATGTTTCCCTAAATCATGGAACCTAGGAACAATAACATATCAAGCTTGGTGGGCTGGACTCGCTGCAACCACTGGTGTTGCTTGGGGACTACAGGGAGTTGCCGTAAGTGACAACACGACTATTGACGTAGCTTACGGTTCTATTGTTATAGTACCAGATGATGCACAGGGAGCAATTGAAGAACTTTTAGTCAGCGCAGAATCTGGAGCAGTCACAATCGCAGGAAGTCCAGCAGATAACGATCTTTGTTACTTCAGGATTTTTAGAGATGTGAGTGACGGCAACGATGACATGGCTGGTGACGCTAGGTTGATTGGAGTGAAATTGTTTTTCACCACTGACGCGGAGACTGATGACTGATTTTTAAATCGAATGATTTGATAGGCTTTGGTGTTGGTGGGGTAGAAAGAGGTGTGCAAGCGACTGGAGGAGATAAAGTTGCTCTTGACGGCGTTTATAAGGTTCATACTTTTCTTTCATCTGGTACGTTCAATGTTATTAGTTTAGGCGACCTTGGAGTTGTTGAGTATTTGGTAATTGCTGGTGGTGGCGGCGGTGGATTCGATATGGGTGGTGGCGGTGGGGCTGGCGGCTATAGAACGGCAACAGACTTTACCGTGTCTAAGGCCGGACTAACTGTAACTGTCGGTGCTGGTGGTGCTGGAGCGACAGATGGTGCGCTTCCCCCTAATGGAGCTAATTCCGTTTTTTCTTCTATTACTTCTGCGGGTGGCGGTGGGGGCGGTTCAAGAACAGATAATCGAGTGGGTTCAGCGGGTGGCTCTGGTGGTGGTGTAGCGAACTATAGTTCAGGACACAGTGGTTCTCCATTCGCAGGTGGTGCTGGTAACACTCCTTCTACTAGCCCAGTGCAAGGGTATGCTGGTGGTGTATGGGATGGTGGATCTAATGCTGATGGTGCAACTGGGGGTGGTGGAGCCGGAGCCGTTGGCGCAATAAATAACCCATCATCACCTTACCAAGCTGGAGCGGGTGGAGCAGGAAGAGCCTCGTCTATCACTGGCTCATCTGTAACAAGAGGTGGCGGTGGCGGTGGAGGTCATTATCAGGCTGGAAACCACGGAGCAGGTGGTTCTGGTGGAGGAGGAGCGGGAAGTGGCGATGGAGTTGGTAACGCAGGAACAGTTAATCTTGGTGGTGGCGGCGGTGGAGGAGAAAACACAGGAGGAACCCAGAGCGGAGGTGCAGGCGGTTCAGGCGTAGTACTAGTCAGATACCTATCCGATCAAACTCCATATATGCAATCTTCTCATAATGGAACTGAAGCTACTGACGGAGCATATAAAGTTGTTTCATTTACTTCTTCTGGGACATTTACACCGATTGTGGGAAGTGATTCTACGGATGGGGCAAAGGTTGAGTATTTGGTAATTGCTGGCGGTGGTTCAGGTGCAGCAACCGTATATGGCCCCGGTGGGGGCGGCGCAGGGGGTTATCGAACTGCTACAAATTTTGCTGTTACAAATGCACAATTCGCAGTAACTGTTGGTGCAGGTGCAGCATTAGTATCTTCTGTCACGGCGGTTGGAAATGTCGGAAGTAATTCCGTATTTAGCTCAATAACATCTGCGGGTGGTGGACGCGGCGGGGGTAGTAATACTGTTGGTGGCCCCGGTGGATCTGGAGGTGGTGGTGATGGGGAATATGGTGTAGCTGGTGGTGCTGGTAATACACCTTCAACATCTCCAGTGCAAGGGTATGCTGGTGGGGCTGGGCATGGTAGAGGATCAGCAGCAGCCGAAAACTATCAAGGTGGAGGTGGAGGTGGTGCAGGAGCCGTAGGTGTTGCTGGCCTTGCCGATGGTGGCAATCACGATGGTATTGGTGGAGCAGGTCGTGCTTCATCTATTACTGGTTCATCTGTAACCAGAGCCGGTGGTGGAGGTGGTGCGGTATATAATACAGCCAATGGTATGAACGCAGGCGGTGTCGGTGGTGCTGGAGGTGGTGGTGCGGGTGGTTTAGCATCAATCGGAGTTTCGGGTACTACAAATACAGGTTCAGGCGGTGGCGGTGGAGGTAATAATAATAGTGGTGCTGGTGGTTCAGGTTTAGTAATCGTTAAATATAGATGGATTCAAGATTTTATGACTGCTGTGCATGACGGATCAGAAGCGACAGATGGTGACTATAAAGTAGTGACATTTACATCTTCTGGGACGTTTACTCCTACTATTGGTGGAATTGCTACACATGGGGCTGCTGTTGAATATTTAGTTATTGCTGGTGGTGGTTCAGGTGGTACACAAACTGGAGGTGGAGCAGGTGGCGGTGGCGGTGCGGGTGGTTTCCGTGCGGCAACTGGCTTTGCTGTTACAAATGCTGGTTTCACAGTCACCATTGGGGCAGGTGGCGCACCTACTTCCGGCGGTGGAGAAGGTGCTGCTGGAGCTAATTCTGTATTTAGCTCCATTACATCTACTGGTGGCGGTAGAGGTCAAGGCAATAATAGCACTGGCGATCAAAACGGTGGTTCAGGTGGTGGTGGTCACAACGGAGGAACAGCGGGAAATGGCACATCAGGTCAAGGAAATAATGGTGGCACAGGAACTGCTTCTGGAGTTTACGGAGCAGGTGGCGGTGGTGGTAAAGGAGCAGTCGGTGCAAATGGAACGGCCTCTGTAGGTGGTGCGGGTGGCGCAGGTTTGGCTAATTCAATTACAGGTTCAGCAGTAGTAAGGGCTGGCGGTGGTGGTGGTGGAGCAGATACTAATGCAGCAGGTGCTGGAGGATCAGGTGGTGGTGGTGCGGGTAGGATAGCTGGTGCTGGAAATGCTGTTTCGGGGGATGCTAATGTTGGCGGTGGCGGTGGCGCAGCACATGGAACGGCTACTGGCGGTGCAGGTGGTTCAGGTTTAGTAATCATTAGATACAAATTCCAATAAGAGGATATTAAAAATGTCACATTTTGCAAAAATAGAAAATGGTTTAGTTACGACTGTGATTGTGGCTGAGCAAGAGTTTGTTGATTCACAAGATGGAACATGGATGCAGACTTCTTATAACACGATAGGCGGTAAACATTACGATCAAGATGGAAATGAAGATTCTATAGCCCCGCTTAGAAAAAACTATGCAGGTGTTGGATATACATATGATCCAACTAGGAATGCTTTTTATGCGCCTAAACCATATACAAGCTGGACATTGAATAACACAACGTGTCAATGGGAGTCTCCTGTAGCTTATCCCAGTGACGGCGAAAGATATGAATGGAATGAAGAAACTATAGCTTGGGACTTGGTAGAAGAGTGAAAGACGTACTGAAAACCATGATTTGTATTCCAGTATCTAAAGCCACACCAATAAATCAATGCGGAACTTGGTCAATAGTCTACCCTGCTGAATATAATAGGGACAAAAAAGCTAAGTGGAAACTACAACCATCCTAATCCTTACCAACCCTGTTTTGTGGATTTATAATGGATTTAGAGCAACTAAAGTCACATATAGACGAAAAATTCCAGCATCACGAGGCTATGGATCGGATGCGGCATTCTGGTATAGACAGGTTGATAGAGGGACACGCTGAGGCACTGAAGGACAATAAGGATGCTATACTCATGGCACACTCGCGTGTAGATGAAATAACCACACAAATTAAGACAGTTAAAGGTTTAGGCTTGGGTATAGCAAGTGCGGCCACAGTTATTATGGGATGGATCGGATTAAGTAAATAATAAAGAACAGGAGAATATATATGTTGGAAATATTTAGCATGTTATCTGGGCAGCCTTGGTACGCTATGGCTGGAGAAGCTGTTGGTGTAGCAAATGTCATCACCATGTTTATCAAAAATAACTTTGCAAAGGATTCCCCTATAATGGGTAAAGTTATCCAGGGGTTGAATTTCCTGGCTCTGAATGTATTCCGAAACGCTAATGACCCTGAGAAATAATGCCGCCAATTACACAGCTTGGACAATATGGCATTATCAAAGATGTCAAGCCGTATAACTTACCACCAAATGCATTTTCTGATGGTGAGAATGTACGTGCATATGAAGACTCAATAGAGAAATGTGAGGGTCATATTGACGCTTTTGCCGACCAAGAAATTGGCCGTATTTCCGTTGATCCTTATTGGCTGACTTCTATCGTACAAGGTTTTGATGCCTATTGGGTATATGCCGGTAGTAGTAGTGTATTCGCAACAGACGGAGCTGTTCAGGCTAACATTACCCGTGACAATAATCCATACGCTATGGACACGAGTAAAGGCTGGACAGGTGGTGTTATGGGTGGAGTTGTGTTCCTAAATAACGGCGTTGACGCACCACAGCAATGGGTTGCTCCTGCAAATATTTCAACTAAACTAACAGATTTAAGTAACTGGCCAGCAGGTGCTACGTGTCAGTCTTTACGTGCCTTCAAGCAATTCATGTTCGCCATGAACTACACTAATCCTTCTGGGACTAACTATCCTAGAATGCT